GGACAAGGAGGCACTCGTGCGTACAACTGAAAAATATCTGTGGGCGCTTCTGGTAACAGTACTCGTCTATTCTTTGAATGACTATACTGTAATAGAGGTGCTAACACGTGTATTATCAATTGTGCATTTGTGACTTTCTTGTTCGTGATTGGCTCGATTGCAGCGGTACGCTGCCGGGATATATTCTATCCCTCTCCGTACATACTTTAAAAATGTGTATGGAGGTGTAAAATGAGTGAACACGTAAACTACGGTGTCCGCAACATTGGACTTTGTGATTTAACGAAAGCTTCTGGCCAAATCTTCTTTAATGGAGATTGTAACCTGCGGCAGACGTGGGAACAAGCATTGAGAGATCTCGTGAGAGATTACCCCAACGTTTATACCCCAAACCCTGATACATATGTTACCATTAACAACGGTAGCAGCTTTCAGGGGTGTGAACTTACGTACTTAGAGTATAAAAACTCTATTAATTCTCCTAATTGGTTCAGCAGAGAGGTTGTTGACTTAGTAGATCTCCGTTTGGTGAAACCGGAGCTGCTAATGAGGAGACCGAAAATTCCGATCTATGATTTTACCCGAAAGTTCATTCCTAAAGCACCTATTCTTAGGGTGTTGAAGGAGAGCGATATGGGCGACATTGCTGTTGTTTCACCTGAAAGTAGGCGGTATTTTGCTTACTTGAAGGCGATCGAAGACCGTAAGGCCTTTGTAGCATTGACGAATCAACGCAGGCGTCTCGTTTATTTGAGAAAGCTCGCCGCGATTGAATCAAAGACAGCGTCCAACTTGCAAAAACAAAAGGAGTATGACCGAATCTTTCAGATCCGGAAACAGCGATATCTTGTTCAACTTGCAAAATGGAAAGCTGCTCAGAAGCGAGCCATAAATGGCGAACTTCGGAAGCGGAAAGCAAAGCATATGCTAGACCCGCCTGACCATCCGTATTTATACGGATATTTTGATTTCAGGGATGAAAATCCCTCTATGACATGTGGTCAGAAGTCTGTCCTTTTATCTCCTGTTAATAGCGAAATTCCTGGTATTGATACCTGTGACATTGGTAGCATATACTATGAAGAGCGCTTTTTGGCTGTGAATAAGGTTACTCGACCATACGTAACTAGTATGGGAAAGCAATTATGCAATAATCTGGTCGAACAACTTGAGACCCGTATACATGACCTAGACGCGAAGAACATTCGAAAGATTTACTCGAAAGTTGCTAAACGTGAGGTACATATCGGAAATCTTATAGCTGAACGGCATCAGACGTTGGAAATGCTAGCTTCTCTTTACAAAAGAGTTGGTAGTTTGGTTACTTTAAAAAAGGGCCTTTTCTCCTCCGTCGTTCGTTATTTGAAATCTCCAAAATCTTTAGCCAATGACATATTGGCTTGGAAATTTGGGATGGAACCATTGATATCTGAAATGGCTAGTCTTATCCAGTACCTGGAGAAGGACAAGTCAGATCCTAAGATCGTCGTACGATGTAACAGTCATGAGTTCGTCTCCTTTGAGAACTCTGAAATGACATTTGACGGCAGAATGGAAATATCTTATGTCGTAAGATTTAAGGTATTTAATAGCGGATCTAGACTCGTGAACCGATTCGGTTTGATGAACCCATTAGAAATCTTGTGGGAAGTCACGCCGTGGTCGTTTGTAGTAGATTGGTTTATTCCTATAGGATCTTGGATCGCCAGTGAAGCCAGTGTTTCCGGCTGCACTTTCGATTCTGGTACAAGGAAAGTCTATTACAAAGGTGTTTTTCGAGTCAAATCGCCAACATTAGGTCGTAATCCAGCAGATAATTTGCTGACTGAAAACCTATGGATCGAGTGTCCTTTCTCTGGTGTATTAAAGAGTCGTACGGTGCTTACAACTGCACCCGAATCTCTTGAAATGCTAAGGTTTAAGGATCCGTGGTCAATTTCACATTTGGTAGAAACTGTTGCTTTGGTCACTCAGAGAATTAAGAGTCTAAAGTAGCTAAACTAAACTAACCCGGAGTAAAACAAATGCCAAACCAAACCACGATTGAATTAGGTGTAGGTCTTCCGACCTTCGTACCCCTTGGAAAACAAGGAAACATTGCGAGTTATCGTGAAAATGCTGTTTCTGTTGCTGTTGAGCCTTTGCTCACCATCTCCAGTCAGCGTCCATCGAAAACCTCGAAATTGTTTAAGGTACGCCTAAAAGGTATCATTCCAGTGGGCGGTGTCGATGCTGCCAGTCAACCGACTGGTGTAAAGATCCGCGAAAACTCGTTTGATATAAGCTTTATGATGCATGAGTCGGCAACTGAGGCGGAAAAGCAGTATTTGCATTCCGTCGCTGAAGCCACCATTAGTAATACTCTTACTAGTGCTCTTGTAACACAAGGCGATGTTATTTATTAAATAAGTAGCACCTTTTAGGAGAATAGTCTCATGTTAAAACAGGACTATGTTGGGGTTAAGGGAAGACCAAGACCAGCGATACTGCAACAAATTGCAAAGTATCGTCTACATACCTCAGATGAATCGAGGTTAATTGAGAAGTTTTTTATCGCGCTCGACACTCCAATTTCGCTTTCCTGCTACATGTTATATCGTGCAGGCGAGTTTGATCAGTTAGTGTCTAAAGACTTGAATCCACATGACTATGTGTGTCCATATCAGTTGCGCGATGACTTTGCTGCGGTACAGTTTTTAAGGAAGAATGAGACGTTAAAAACCTCGTTCCAACTTAGAGACACCGCGTTGCTTGCTTTTAAACAGGCAGAAGTTAAATGCAAAGAATCAAATCAGAGACTTAAGGACCTTTTCTCGGGACGTTTAACCAACGTTTCGAGCGAGACCGTTCTTTTGAGAATGGCTCGGAAAATAGAGCTTATCCTAGGAGACTTTGATGTTGATATGTTTCTCGATCTATGTAGCTTTGGGCCTGGTGTCACTCTTGCTGTTAAAGGCGATGATACATCAAACTCAAGGAAATTCGATGTTGACTGTGATATCACAGCCGATGCGTACGACTTGTTCGGTGAAGTTTTAATTAAGGCCTACCCATTATGGGAGAACCTGAAACAACCTCACTTTAAAACAGGTAATACAATCATCACCGTCCCGAAAAACGCAAAAACTGATAGAACAATCGCTATAGAGCCGGGGTTAAACTCCTGGATACAACTCGGTATCGGTAAGTTAATTAGAAAGCGTCTACGGTCAGCCGGCTACGATCTAAATAGCAACACGAAAAATCAGAGGGGTGCTTATTTAGGCTCCCTTGATGGTGTTCTAGCTACTTTGGATTTTAAGGCCGCATCTGATACGATATCCACGGAATTGGTAAGATTACTTTTACCACCTAAATGGTTTGTTGTGTTGAATGCTGCACGTAGTCATTACTACACGCTTGACAAGGTTACCGTTCGTTCTGAGAAATTCAGCACGATGGGTAATGGGTTTACATTTGAGTTAGAAAGTTTGATTTTTCTGACCCTCGGACTGGTAGTAAACCAAATCCTCGGGAATGAGCTCAGACATATTTCGATCTTCGGTGATGACCTGGTTGTCCCTAGTTCAAGCAGTAGCGATGTTGCCACGCATAGTGAGTTTATGGGATTTACGTTAAATCTAGAGAAAAGCTTCTCCTCTGGAAATTTTCGTGAATCTTGTGGCTCCTATTATTTTTGTGGCGTAGACGTAAAACCCTTATATCTAAAGAAGGGTATTTCTCGACTTAAAGATGTTTATCGTTTTGCAAATGCCCTGACTGCGCTCGCCCATCGCCGAAATAATGGCTTTGGGAGAGATTCTGCATTTCAGAGTCTTTGGTCACTCACTACACATCTAGTCCCTATAAAGCTTAGGCTTTTAGGACCAGTTGATGCAGGTGACGCTGCTATTCACGTAGATTTCAGTGAACAGCAGATCAGTAAACCTCATAAAAACAGAGATGGAAAGCTATCTTACCAAGAAGGCTTTACCTACTCCGGATTAATTGAGGTTCCTATCGATGTCGAGAAATATAGCTTAGGACTTCTTCTGTCCAGGCTAAATAAAAGGTCTATAAGTGACTCCTTCGGGAACGTTACTTCATTGAGGGCTAAAACGCGCATAGCTTTTAAACGAGCTATACATGTTTCTCGGTGGTACAAC